CAGCATCCTAAGAAAACGAAGAGAAATAATAAAACCAAAAAGCGAACTGTTAGAAAACACCGAACAAAGACCTACCGAAAAAGGTAAAATGGTATCATTAGTTACTATAGTATCATTAAAATATATACTTTAACTATATCCTTAAAATATAAAATTGAATTAATATAAAAATAATAGAAAGATTGCATTATATACTATATAACACAATCCAGAAAGGATGTATTCTTCGTTCCGTCTGTTAACCTTTGAGACAGAAGATGCGAAGACTACTGCATCCTATGAAGATGAAACAAATGAAACAACCTTTAGTATTAAAATGTTTGGCATCAATGAAAAAGGGCAAACCGTTTGTATTTATGTTACCGATTATATGCCGTTCTTTTATGTAAAGGTCGGCGACAATTGGACCACTACAGAGAAAGTCCAATTTGTTGCCTACGTCTCTTCTTTGCTTGGCGACCACTACGCCGATGCCATTCATTCTACCAAACTAATTAAACATAAAAAACTCTATGGATTTGATGCCGGAAAACAATACAATTTCATTTATTTTAAATTTAAGAATGAATCGGCGATGAAAAAAACCAAAGGGTTATGGTATAACAAGGCAAATCCAAAAGGCGAATACCGTTTAGATCCGGAAGGATTAGTATTTGAAGGGGAATCAACACTATTGTATGAAGCACAAATTCCACCTTTATTGCGTCTCTTTCACATTAAAAAAATTAGTCCATCCGGATGGATTGGGTTGCCTTGCAATAAACGTAAAAAGATCATTGTAAAAAAAACAACTTGCGATTTTGAATACAGTATTAAATACACTGATATTATTTCCTTATCAAAAAAAGAAACAGTGGTTCCCTATAAAATTTGTAGTTTTGATATTGAAGCCAGCAGTAGTCATGGCGATTTTCCGCTTCCCAACAAAAATTATAAAAAGTTGGCAACAAATATGATTGATGTCTGTAAAGCAACAAACACGTGTAATGAAGACTTTCTAAAGTCTATTGTTCTTACTGCGTTTGGGTATGCAACCACCGAGCAAAAAGTAGACGATGTTGATAGTGTGTATCCAATTAAACCCATCACTCGCGCCAATGTAGAAAAATACTTTCAGCTTTGGATTAAAATCAAACCAGCGAATTACAAGGATAATTTAGGTATGGATGTCGTAGATAGTAGTGGTCTGACCAATATTAAATACAACATGACAACGACCAAAGAAACAAACAGCGATGGCAATGATGGCGGCAACGATAACGATAATGATGATGACGGTGATGATGCCAGTGAAGATGATAATTTGTCATCTATGCCGATTGTTGAAGAAGTTAAACACTTTGGCGCGGGTGATTGGCGTCTAGGTTACAAAAGCAAACCAAAGTCATATAAGAAAAAAGGAACCATGATTGATTTGTTGTTAGATGAGGAAGCCACACGTGATACAAAATTATTAGAATTAACCCGCACGCTCACTGATGTTTTCCCACTATTGCAAGGTGATAATGTCACCTTTATTGGCTCCACCTTTGTAAAATATGGCGAAGATAAACCCTATTTAAACCATTGCATTGTGAAAGATACCTGCGCCCCCGTTAATAATGCGGTGATTGAAAGCTATAAAACCGAAAAAGAAGTATTATTGGCGTGGGCTGAGCTGATTCAACGCGAAAATCCAGATATTATTATTGGCTACAACATCTTTGGGTTTGATTACCAATTTATGTATTTACGCGCAAAAGAATTAGGATGCGAATATGAATTTATGAAATTATCCCGCAACAAAAATGAAATTTGTTTGAAAAAGAATTGGCGGACGGGGAAAGAAGGGCTTGAAGAGAACACCCTCATTATTGCGAGTGGACAACACGATTTAAAATTCGCAAAAATGAGTGGTCGGCTACAAGTTGATTTATACAATTATTTTCGCCGTGATTTTCAATTGACGCAATACAAGCTAGATTATGTATCGGGCTATTTTATAGGCGACGGCATTAATAAAATAGAGCATTACATAGAGGCAGCTACAGCTGATGCGACTGCTCCATCTATACAAAAAACCAAACTATACAGTACAAATTTAACTGGATTAGAAAATGGAAGTTTCATTAATTTTGAAGAAGAAGCCCATTCGGTAGATCAATATAAAAATGGGAAAAAATTTGAAGTAAGTGAAGTGAACTATATAGAAGGGTCGTTTGTTATTCAAGGAAAAGAAGAACCTGATTTGCTAACTAAAAAAGTTCGGTGGGGTATGGCCAAAGACGATGTAACCCCTCAAGATATTTTCCGAATGACGAATGAAGGACCGACGGAAAGAGCAGTGATTGCAAAATACTGTATTCAGGATTGTAATTTGGTTCACCATTTAATGCGAAAACTAGATGTTATGACGGGCTATATTGAAATGGCCTCCTTATGCAGTGTTCCTATTGATTTCTTAGTTATGCGTGGTCAAAGTATTAAGTTGACGAGTTATATTTCTAAGAAATGCCGTGAAAAAGGAACCTTGATGCCGGTCATTGAGAAATCAATGGACGATGACGGGTATGAAGGCGCCACCGTGTTGGAACCTAAATCAAATTTGTATCTAGATACGCCCGTGGCCTGTGTTGACTACAGTTCACTTTATCCATCCAGTATGATTAGTGAAAATATTTCACACGATAGCAAAGTGTGGACGCGCGAGTTTGATTTAAAGGATAACCTCCTTATTGAAACGGGTGAAAAAGATGCCACCACAGGTCAATATATATATGATAATTTACCCCAGTATGAGTATGTGGATATTACGTATAATACCTACAAATGGCAACGAAAAAATGGAAATCCCAAAGCAGGAATGGAAAAAGTAAAGGTTGGGTATAAGATGTGCCGATTTGCACAATACCCCACGAACCAGGAAACCGGCGAAACAGCGCATGCAATTATGCCGGCTATATTAAAAGAATTATTGGCAGCGCGTAAAGCGACACGTGAACTTATTAAAACCGAACCCGACGAATTCATGAAAAATATATTAGACAAACGGCAGTTGAGTATTAAAGTCACGGCAAATTCGCTTTATGGTCAAACCGGTGCAAAAACAAGTTCGTTTTACGAAAAAGATTGCGCGGCATCTACGACGGCAATTGGTCGGAAATTATTAACCTATGGCAAACGCGTAATTGAAGAAGCATATGAGAATGAGGTCGTTGATACCACCAATCACGGCAAAGTTCGCACTCGGGCCGAGTATGTTTACGGTGATACCGATTCTATATTCTTTCGTTTTAATCTGGAAGATTTGAATGGAACACCTATTATTGGGAAAAAGGCATTAGAAATTACGATTGAATTGGCGAAACAAGCCGGCGAGTTGGCCTCCATGTTTTTAAAGGATCCGCATGATCTAGAGTATGAGAAAACCTTCTTGCCCTTTTGCCTACTCTCAAAGAAACGTTATGTTGGGATGCTTTATGAACATAATCCCAATAAAGGGAAACGTAAATCTATGGGCATTGTATTGAAACGGCGTGATAATGCGCCTATTGTAAAGGATGTGTATGGCGGTATTATTGATATTTTGATGAAAAGTCATAATATTGAGGATGCAGCAACCTTTTTAAAAGAATCATTACAAAATATGGTAGAAGAAAAATACGGTATAGATAAATTGGTTATTACAAAATCGTTACGGTCAGGGTATAAAAACCCTCAACAAATTGCGCACAAGGTATTGGCGGATAGAATTGGCCGCCGTGATCCAGGCAATAAACCCAGTGTGGGTGACCGAGTTCCGTTTGTGTATATTGAAAATCCGAATAAAAAAGCATTGCAAGGCGAACGTATTGAAACGCCTTCTTACATTAAAGAAAATAACCTGAAAATCAATTATTCGTTTTACATTACAAACCAAATTATGAAACCCGTGCAACAAGTCTTTGCCTTGGTCTTGGAACAAATGAAAGATTTCAAAAAAAAGAAGGGGCATACGCTGCGTTCTTGGAAGGCCGCATTGGATAAACTACATCAGGAATACCCTGACCCGGAAAAATATAAAGACAAAGAAACGTCACTGCGTAACAAAGAAGTGAAAGCGCTATTATTTGACCCTTATTTAAGGCACACAAATAATATGAAAAATGGAGATACGGCCATTCATACTTTCTTTACGGCGAAAGCATAAGGTATAAGGTATAAAGCATCAAGTATAAAGCATCAAGTATAAAGCATCAAGTATAAAGCATCAAGTATAAAGCATCAAGTATAAAGCATCAAGCATAAAGCATATTTTAGGTTACATTAATTAATTACTTGCGTTTACGTAGTGTTCTCTTTTTGTAATATTTTTTACCTTTAGTTTTACGATGCTTACGCGTTTTCTTGCCTCCGTATTTACCTTTATACTGGGGATGCTTAATACCCAGTTGTTCAAGCATTTTTATATTATTTTCTCTAACACTTTCAACAGTCTGCCCTAAGAATTTCTCATCGGTTATAATCAAGTTATTTTTTACTACTTTAAATGTTTTTATTTTTCCATCATTCAAAATCATAGAAATCTGCACTAGACCATGCTCATTGTCTATAAATTCAAGAAACCCACGTGGATTATGTATAGAAAAGATTGAACGTGGACCTGTACTAATATAAGATTCTTTTTCTTTTGGGGGCTTCTTCGTAGAGGTAAAACTCGGCGGCGGCGGTGGCAAAAGGGCCGGCGGAGGCGGGGGCAACCTAGAAGGCGAGGAGTTACTCTTTGATCTTGCCGTAACACTCTTACTTAATTTACTCGGGGTCTTCGGTTTGTTTTGTGATAGAGAACGCGACACCGACGACATTATATATTATAGAATTAAAATATAAATAAATAACAACAACTATATAAACTATATTTTTACTAAAAATGAATAAATACGCTAATCGTGGCTTATCTGGTCTAGCAAATCTAGGAAACAGTTGTTATTTAAATTCATGTATGCAAGTATTATCGCATACCTATGAATTTAATGATTTTTTAAATGGCGGTGAGTATAAAAAACGTCTAAAAAAGGTAGCCGATTCAATTATTTTATTGGAATGGGATAAATTACGCGAATTATTGTGGAGCACAAATTGCACTGTTGCACCAAATGGATTTGTAAAAAATATAAGAAAAATTGCTCAAATCAAGAAACGTGATATTTTTACCGGTTATGACCAAAATGATGTCCAAGAATTTCTCTTATTTATGATTGATTCATTTCATAATGCTTTATCACGCGAGGTTGATATGGTGATTAATGGAAATTTACAAAATGAAACGGATAAACTAGCCGTAACATGCTATACCATGATGCAAAATATGTATAAAAAAGAGTATTCAGAAATTCTGACGATTTTTTATGGTATTCATGTATCAGAAATTATTTCAAATACGACAAATAAAACGTTAAGTGCTAGACCCGAGCCATTTTCAGTATTGAGTTTATCTATACCTGATCTTGACACTGTATCGCTGTATGATTGTTTTGATCTTTATTGTGAAGCAGAAGTATTATCACACGCCAACGAAAACGCGTGGTTTAATGATGAAACCAAGCAAAAAGAAGATGTTCAACGTAAAATTAGTTTCTGGAGTTTACCGAAGGTATTGATTATTGATTTAAAACGCTGGAATACCACAAATTTAAACAAAAATCATGGACGAATTGATATTCCGCTTGATAATGTGGATTTTTCAAAGTATGTGAAAGGATACAACCCCAGTTCATATGTTTATGATTTATATGCGGTATGTAATCATGGCGGTAATTCACGTGGTGGACATTATACTGCATCTATTAAAAATGCGAATGGAAAATGGTATATCTTTAATGATACCTTCGTTAATGAAATTAAAGAACAACAAGTTATCTCTCCGCAATCCTATTGCCTCTTTTATCGCAAAAAAGCATAAAGGTATTCTCAAAGAAACTTATCTTCCACTTATTCCAAAAAAAAATAACATAATTAATATATACATATGGAACAAGAAATAATGTTTGATAGATTTGAAAATAAGATACAAAATAAATATATTGGCACAGAACCCATGTTATTAATTGGTGTTATTGCCTTAATTATTATTTATTATTATTTGTTTTCGTCTTTAGGAAACAATGAAGACGGAAATGCGTCATTTATAAAAGTAATTTTTGAAACCTCCTTATGGATTTTATTTATAGCAATGTTATTATTAAACGGTCTTAGTTATATTTTTGGCATTGATATGATAGAAACCATAAAACATTGGCTTGGCTATTATCCTGAACCAGTGTATGAAGAAGACGGGTCAGAAATTAAAATAATGCTAAAAGACCAAGTGTTTCATTTACCTGAAAATAAATATACATACAAGGATGCGAAGGAAATATGTAAAGCACACAATGCACGTCTAGCAACATTTGATGAGGTAAAGAATGCGTATGATAAAGGTGCCGACTGGTGTACGTATGGTTGGTCAGAAGACCAAATGGCGTTGTTCCCAACGCAAAGAGAGAAATGGGACAGATTACAGCGCATTAAAGGACATGAACAGGACTGCGGACGCCCTGGTCTTAATGGAGGATACATAAACGATGAAAAAATGAAATATGGAATTAACTGTTATGGTTCAAAACCCTCCATTACACCTGATGAGGCAGATAGGATGCGCCAAAAACCGTTTTATTATAAAGGTATGAAAGAATTGGATTTTGATAAACGAGTAAGTTATTGGAAAACAAAAATTAATGATATTGAAATGGCACCGTTTAATCATGATAATTGGAGTATGATATAAACATATCAATATATGAGCATGAGCGTAGCAAGCAAATAATCCATCTATTATTTTATATAAAAATCTAATGCTTATTTTATATAAAAATCTAATGCTTATATAAAATAATGTCTGAAAAATTAATTGAAGAAATTAAGAGAAAAAACCCCACATTACAAAGAATTAAAAATAATATTTAAAAAAAATAAAATTACATCGCGAAATGAAATACAACGATTGATGCTTACCTACAATTTAATAAAATATATAAAAAAGGATAAAAAATATATGAGTATGAAAAAAAAGGCAGATGAAAATGTTGATAATGCCTATAAACAATTATCGGGTCATCCTTTTAGAAATACAATGAAGCGTTTAAAGAAAGAGTTAAAATTACAATACAACGAAACAACCAAGAAACGTTCTAGAAAGACAAGGACAAAGACAAGGAAATAATAACTAAACAAAATTTACATATTTTCATATTTTATTCATTTACTAATATATGAAAATGTCTCAACGTATAGAATTACCCTCGTTTTTAATGTTATTCTCTCTGGGTATACTATTACTATACTCGTATTATTATCTTGCAACCCAGAATAAAAAAATAGTGAATGCATTGTGGGGGAACATCCGTTATATAAAACATTTAATACCGGTGTATATTGGCTCCATGTTTTTATCGGCAGTC